GGAATAGGTGGTCGAAATACTTTGCTGTTTTGGAAGTAGCTGGTCAATCTTTGATCCAGTACTTTTCTAACACAGGTAAATTGATTCCCTTGTTCTTTACTTTCTCCGGCACTACCGTCTTGACGGTGGTCGTGTCTCTCCTCGGGTATCCAAGCCCTTTTGTTATCGTCGGCTTAGCTTACGATGCCAAGAACGCTTTTGACTACTACAAACGTGATTACTCAGCTAGAGCAGCTGAATTCACTGAGAGAGTTAGTGCTAGAGCGTTTGAGCTTGCCGTGGAGATCCAGGAAAGAACTGGTGAACTAGCCGCTAGAGTAGCGGTTGAGTTGGAGAACGGGAAGAGAGCGGTTCGCGAGGGCATGGATACTATCGTTAAATTGATTGGTTCTATGATCATCGCTGTCGCTGCATGGAAAGTTTCGGAACTTCTGTACAAGATGTATAAGGACAGGCCAAAAGCCGTTGAGCCTCATCATCATCAAGCAGTGAAAAATCCGATAGCTCTTTCAGAAGCTGACAAATTGCTACCTTCCTTTGCTCGACACCCTGTTTACCATGGTGAGAGGAAACCGAACGCGGCCCCTTGGGCAGCAAGTATGTCCCAGATGTACTTGTCCAGAGCTATGAAAGCTATGACTGCCGAGGATTTGAAGGTTAAAGTGGATAACAATACTGTGTGTGTTGTAGATCCTGAGACTAAACTCCTCCATTGTCGTGGCTTGATGGTGACGCCCAAGCTTCTCCTGATCAACTACCATTCACTTTCTGGATTGAACCATTCTTTTGAAATCGTTTATCACAAAAACATTGGAAACACTGTAGGTACGCGTTATCAAGGGGTGGCTGAGTCTAGAACTATCTATTGTTCAGAGGAGCAGGACTGGTGCTTTATTAAAGTTCCGGTCACGGCCTTTGCAGACATTTCGTCCTGTTTTTACAGCTCGGGAGACATGCATGCTATGGGTTACATAAATGAGACCTCGGTCTCTTTTAAGCCCGCAAGCAATGTCGTGGTTCCCGGCCACTATCTCAAGACAAACATATCTAGAGCTTTCACTTACAACTACCAAGAAGCTGGTATTTGTGGAATGCCCCTAATCATGGAGCACAACACTGGAAAATCAGCTCACGGATGCATAGTCGGTATCCACGCTCTGGGTAATGTTACAGCAAATGTCGGCTGGTCAACGAGCATTACCGAGACTTTGGTTAGAGAAGCCATTAAGGTCTTGGATGCTCAATCTAAAGGGGTGATAGTGTTCCAGTCTTTTGACATCCCAGTTGAAGAGACACACCGACCTCGCATGGCGTGCAATGTCGGCGGATCCACTGTCCCCTACGATTCTCTTGGAACCATGGGCAAAAACAGGTCGAGTCAGTCTAAGAGCAGTCAAGTGAGAACTGAATTTCACGAGATATTTGCTCCGAGAATGGACTCCCAGTTGACCATACCCAGACTTCAATGTGACGGTTTCCTTGACGGGGAGACTTTCTACAGCCCGGCCTATCACAAGGCCAAGTCTTTCGAGACCAGAGCTGTGAATTGGAGCCAAAGAGAATTGGACAATGCTGTAGAAGACTACTGCACGGACATGCCAGAAACTGTCCTGAAGCAACCCTTGAATATCAAAGATGCCATTAATGGTACCGGAGATTATATTAGTGGCATTAATTTGTCCACCAGTATGGGTCAGGCCAGAAATTTCTACGACGTTAAGACTGATATTCTCAACAGAGAAGAACTTGATGAAGACTTGGTTAAAACCATCGGTCTCCTGATTGAAAGTCTAGACGCAGGTGAAGTTCCAGTGTTGTATCAAAGAGCCTGCCTTAAGGACGAGCCCATCAAGGTTTCTAAGGACAAAGTTTTGAAGTACAGATATTTTAATGTGTCTGATATTCCTTGGCTAGTTGTTTGCAGAATGTACTTGGCTCCGATCCTTGAATACCTTTATAAAAACAAGGAATTCTTTGAGGCCTATGGCGTTTGGAACCCAGCTTCCCCCGAGTTCGGTGAAATGATTGAGCGGTTTAAGAAATTCCGCAATGTCCTGTTTATGGATATTTCTCACATGGACTCCTCGCACAAGAACTTCATAGCCGAAGCCGTCGGCGAAGTCGTGAAAAGAATGTGCATGAAGGTGGGCTACAGCGAGAGAG